ACCGGAGGCAATCGTCTGGCCCGGACAATCACCCGGATCGGCACCCCCATCTGCCCAGGCGATGGCCCAGATGCCCATCATGCACTAAGATTGAAACCGGACCACCCTATGGGGTCAGGCCACGGTCGGTGATGCGGTCGGCGCATCATCGTCCCGCGTCTCCTTCCACCTCAGCCATCTTGAACGCGCCGGGCTAGTCCGGGCGCGGCGGGATGCGCGCTCCATCATCTACAGCGTGAGCTTCGATGCCCTCTCCGGCCTCGTCCGCTTCCTCATGGAAGATTGCTGCCAGGGCAGGCCCGAAATCTGCCAGCCGATCATCAATGCCGCCACATGCGATTGCTAGGAGAAAACGATGTCTGATCGCATCTACAATGTGCTGTTTCTATGCACGGGAAACTCGGCTCGTTCGATCCTCGCGGAGAGCATCCTTCAAAAGGATGGCGCGGGAAGGTTCCGTGCCTTCTCGGCTGGCAGCCAGCCCAAAGGGCACGTCAACCCGATGGCGCTGAAAGTGCTGACGGCGATGGACTATCCCGCCGCAGGCTTCCGCTCCAAGGCATGGGACGAATTTGCCGCCCCCGGCGCACCCGTCATGGATTTCGTGTTCACCGTCTGCGACAGCGCAGCGGGCGAGACTTGCCCGGTATGGCCGGGACAACCGACCACCGCGCATTGGGGCATCGAAGACCCGGCAGCGATCGAAGGCGGCGACATGGAGAAAGAGCGGGCCTTCAGCACCGCTGCCCGCTACATGAAAAGCCGCATAGGGGCATTCCTCGCCCTTCCGATCGCCTCGATCGATCGCATGGCCCTCGGTACGAAGCTGCGCGACATCGGACGGATGGAAGGGGCCACGACGCCGAAAGCCGGCTGATGGCTTTCGACCTCCCCCGCCGCCTTGTCGCGGAGGCCCTTGGAACCGCCTTCCTCGTGGGGGCGGTTGTCGGTTCCGGCATCATGGCGGAATCCTTGACCGACGACATAGCCCTGGCCCTGCTGGCCAACGCCCTCGCGACCGGGTCGATCCTTGTTGCGCTGATCACCGTCCTCGGCCCGGTCTCTGGAGCCCACTTCAACCCTGCCATATCGATGGCCTTCGCGCTGCAAGGTTCTCTCCCGGCGCGGGAGGCCGCATTCTATGCCGCTGCGCAGATTGCGGGAGGCATAGCGGGGGTCATCATGGCGCACATGATGTTTGCGTTGCCTCCCCTGGAATTCTCCATGAAGGCCCGCACGGGCGGACCGCAATGGTTCGCGGAAGGCGTTGCCGCCTTCGGTCTTGTGATGACGATCCTTGGAGGCATTCGCTTCGACGGCAAGGCGGTTCCATGGCTGGTGGGCCTCTACATCACAGCCGCCTACTGGTTTACCGCGTCCACTTCCTTCGCCAATCCAGCGGTGGCGATCGCACGCGCCTTCACCAATACCTTTGCAGGCATCCGGCCTCTTGACGTTCCCGCCTTCGTAGCCGCCGAGCTGGCTGGCGCGGTGCTCGCCCTGATGCTCATGCGATGGCTGCTGCGCAGTCAATCCCACGCACCTGCGGAATAGACGACCTGCATTTCAATGATCTGGAGGCACTGGCGGCTTTGCGAACAGCCTTCAGGCTGATGGCTCCCCGGGCCAGAGCCATTTCGCTATACGGTACTAAGAAAATCAAATAGTTACGCGGTTCCTGTATGGCGTTTTGTATAGCAAAATGATTAGCACATTTTGCACCGGGTTGCACGATCAGCGGCTGCCGAACTGATCGCGGATGTATTGTTCCGCTGCCGCGTCCCTCGCCCGGCGGGCATCCTGCCACCACTGCCATAGACCGACCATCAGCGGCAACGGCCAGATCAGAATGAAGATCGCCAGCGCGGCCAGCGACGCCATTTCCAGCTGGCGGATGCCGGCCACCAGCCCATGCGAACCGGCATCATCTCCGGCAGCGGCCATCCGGAGGGCACAATCGGCGTAGACCAGCCCCGCCAGTATCCATGCGACGGCGATGAAGGGGATATACATTTCCATGCTTTGCTCCTGTTTGGGATAGTGTTGACGAAGAGAGTGTAGGCTGCTTGGCACTGTCTCGGTTTCACAGAGTTGCAACCGTTCTTCTCTATCAAACCTTGCGTTTTTCTGGTAGGGGAAATCTGCGGCCAAGCCACCTTCGCAAAGTGGTTTCGGCAAATCGGTAGCAGCTCCACGGCTTACTGGCCTTCGTCGTGGAGCTGCCGCCACCTCGAAAGGCCAGAACAATGTCAGCAAACGCACACTCGCATTCCGTCCGCCCTCTCCCGGTCGAGGAGGAGCCCGACGACGATCAGCAGCGCCGAAACGAATGGCGCATGCACGGCCACTGGACCCCGGAAAACAGGCCACTCTATGAAGTCGGCAGCAAGAAAGCCGACCCTGTCGCGCAGCTGGGCATGTATCGGCAGTTTTCACGCGTCTGGTGCGCCCATCTAACCAGCGCAGAGCGCAATCTGCTCCTCTTCCTGCTCGATCAGACCATAGGCTGGGGAAAGCCGGGGCGGCATTTCACACATCGCCAGATCGAAGAAGGCAACGGCTACACGGGCGGTGCCCGCATCGGCCGCACACATGCAAAGAATGTGCTCAAGTCACTTGAGGCAAAAGGCGTCATATCGGTTGACCGGTACGACGACGCTACCTACCGGGGCGACCGCAAGCGGGGCAATTACATCACCGTGAACCCGGATTGGGAACCGCCGACCCCGGTCACTATACTGACCCACCCCGCAAACCATCCCGCGATGCCTTCTGACCCGGTCACTTTTGTGACCCCCTCCGGTTCGGAAATCCGTACCGACCCGGTCACTATACTGACCCACCCCGGTCACAAAAGTGACCCCCTCCCGGTCACAAAAGTGACCCCCTTTAAAGAAGAAACATATCAGGAGAAGGCGCAGAAGAACGAAAAGGAGATAACAGAAGAACCGTTACCGCCGCTCGCTAACGCGACGACGGTGGGACGGGGGAATTTGTGTGTCTCCTCTTCGGTGCAGGTTCGGATGCGACAGCGCCCGTCACGCTCTTCTCCTCCGGGAAAGGAAGATACTCCCCCAGTTCCGCCGGCCCCCCTCAAGGCTGAAAATGACCCGGTCCGCCCGACCGTGTCAGCTGACGAGCTGGACCACCGGTTGCTGGCCGCCTTCCGGCAGCACTGCCCCGGCACCGTGAAGAACTGGCCAGATAGCGACCGCCGGGCGGCAGCTGACTTCCTCGCAGCCAATTGGACCAAGGTGTGCCCTGAAGAGGCATTGGCCTACGAGTTCGCGGATTGGCTAGGCGAGTGGTGGCCGCATTGGTGCGAGAAATACGAGATGCCAGACTTCCCATCGGCCGAATGGCTCAAGGCAGAAGGGCGAAGATATGCGGACACATTTCTCGATGAATGAGGCTTTGGAAACCGTGCAACCCGGTTCAAAATCTGCATGTTGACGAATAGAGTGCAGCACAAGTAAGTAAATTCTGAGATAGCAACTATCACTCTATTTGTCACACACCTAAAACGTGCGCTTTTTGGCCCTTTCAAGATCGAAGTATACTTGACTTAGCCGTCCGCCAGTGATTCTTCTCTCATGTTCGTTGACGCGAACGGCGGCGCGCCGGGGTTTCCTGTTCCTGATGCGCCGCCTCCTCGACAGGAGATCACCGTGGCGCTTCTCGACCGCTTCCGCCGACCGGCCCAGACGACCGAACAGCGCTCGCTTGCCGACCACCCGGACGCGTTCATGTTCGAACTGTTCGGAGCGGCCCCGTCCGCCGCCGGCATCAGCATCACCCCGGCCACCGCTATGCGCTGCACGCCCGTCCGCGCTGCCGTGGAAGCGATCAGCGAGGCCATCGGCGGACTGCCTGTCCATGTGTATCGCCGCGAAGATGACGCCCGCGAACGCGCCCCCGATCATCCGGCCTATCGTCTCCTGCATGACGAAGCGAACGAATGGACCCCGGCCAGCCTCTTCCGGGAGCAGCTGACCCGCGACGCCCTTCTCTTCGGCAACGGCTACGCCTTCATCAACCGTCGCGACGGTGCCCCTGTCGAATTGCTCCGCCTCGCCCCGAGTTCCGTTTCGGTGGAGCTGGACCGGACCACCTCCGAACCGCTCTACCGACTGACCACCGGCACAGGCAACCGCGTGCTGGACCGCCGCGACGTGCTCCATATCCCCGCCCCGTCAATCGACGGCGTGAAGGGCGCTTCGCCGATCCAGCAGTGCCGGGATGCCATCGGCGTCCATCTTGCCATTGAGCAGCAGGTGGCCAACCTCTTCCGAAATCAGGCCCGGCCGTCCGGCCTCCTGACGTTCGCCAAGAGCCTCACGGCCGAGGCAAACGCGAAGATGAAGGCCAGCTGGCAGGCCATGACCTCGTCCGGCGGAACTGCCATTCTGGACTCCGAAGCGAAATATGAGCAGCTGACCCTTTCGAGTACAGATGCCCAGACGCTTGAGCTTTGGCAGCATTCTATCACTGAAATCGCCCGCGTCTTTCGCGTTCCGCCGCACATGCTCTTTGAGCTTGGACGGGCGACGTGGGGCAATGCAGGTGAGATGGGCGCATCGTTCTTGCGCTTTACTTTGGACCGCTGGCTGAAAGCATGGCAGGGCGAAATTCGCCTCAAGCTGATCGCCCCGGAAGACCGTGACACCTTCTATGCCGAGTTCTTGGTTGACGATCTTCTGCGCAGCGACCTTGCGGCCCGCGCCACCGCCTATTCAACGCTGATCGCCGCCCGCGTGCTCAATCCGAATGAGGTCCGCGCGATGGAGAACCGCGCCCCCTACGCAGGCGGTGACGAGTTCATCAATCCCAACACGACCACGGCCGCCGCTCCGGCACCGAAGGCCGAAACGGTGAAACCGGATTCAAAATCCGAGGACGAAAACGATGAATGACGCACCTTCACACCGCGCTTTCTTCGGCGATGCCGAGCGCACATTCGCGCTTCCCGCCGAGTTGGTTACCGAACTGGAGCGCGTGACCGGTCGCGGCATAGGCGGCTTGTGCCGGTCGCTTTTCGCGGGCGAGTTCCGCCATGCCGAAGTCCGGGAGACCATCCGTCTGGCGCTGATCGGCGGCGGGGAAATCCCGGTCAACGCCCTCGCGCTGGTCACCGCCTACGCAGACAACCGCCCCCTCGCCGAAAGCTATCCGTTGGCTGTTTCGATCCTCGAAACAGTCTGGTTCGGTTCGGCTGCGCCGACGAAGGGGAAGCCCAAATGACCCGCTCCGCCGACACGCTCGATTGCATGGAAGTCCGCTTCGATGCACCCGCCGACGACGGCACCCTTGAAGGGCTGGCCGTCCGCTTCGGCGTCGTGGACAGCTTCCGGACCAGCTTCGACCGGAACGCCTTCACGTGGGAAGGCAGGTCTCTCCCCCTTCTCTGGTCGCACGACCGTTCGCAGGTTCTCGGCAGCGTCCGCAGCATCACCCCGGACGGCGAGGGGCTGCGCATCCGCGCCCGCCTCAATCTGGACGTTGCCCGCGCCCGCGAAGTTCGCAGCATGTTGGCGGCCGGCGATATCAGCGGCTTATCCATCGGGTTTCAGCGCCTCAAGGACGAAGCCCGTTCCGGTGGCATCCGCCATATCACGAAAGCCAAGCTCAACGAGGTTTCCGTGGTCGCCCTACCCGCCGTACCCGGTTCCGTCGTCACGTCCGTCCGCTCCTCCGGCCCGGACCTTTCCGCCTTCATCTCTTCCGTCCGCGCCGCCACCCAATCCCTGAAAGGATAACCCCCATGAACGCGCATACGCCCCTTGAAATGATCCCGCTCGAAACCCGCAGCGAGGAGAACACCGACCAGATCGCAGCCGCAACGGCCGCCGTGGAAGAGCTGCGCAGTGCAGCCGAAGCCCGCAGCACGGCCCATGCCGCCGAAGTGCGCGGCCTGACCGACCGTCTGTCGGCGCTGGAAACCCGCCTCAATCGTCCTGGCACCCAGCAGCAGGAAGAGCGCACCGATCAGGCGTCGGAAACGCGCGCCGCGTTCGCATCCTATCTTCGCTATGGCAATCAGACGCCGGCCGAAGAAATCCGCGCCCTCACCGTGTCGAGCGATCCGCAGGCCGGCTATCTCGCCCCGACCGAAATGAGCACCGAGTTCATCCGCGACTTGGTCGAGTTCTCGCCGATCCGCAACTATGCGTCGGTGCGTACGACCGGCTCGCCGGCCGTGAAGTATCCGCGCCGTACCGGCATCACGAATGCGCAGTGGGAGGCGGAGCTTGAGGAGTCGGAAGAGTCGACCGTGAGCTTCGGCATGCTGGAAGTACCGGTTCACAAGCTCATGACCTATGTGGACATTTCCAACGAGCTTCTGGCGGACAGCGCTGGTGCGGCCGAGGCAGAAGTGCGCTTGGCGCTCGCCGAAGACTTCGGCCAGAAGGAGGCCGTCGCTTTCGTCAGCGGCTCCGGTGCGAAGCAGCCGGAAGGCATCATGGCGAATGCTGACATTCAGCACACCGTCAACGGCCACGCCACCAACCTGTCGGCCGACAAACTGATTGACCTGATGTACGCGCTCCCGGCTGCCTATCGCAACGCGTCCGGCGCGGCATGGGCGATGAACGGCACCACGCTTGCCGCCGTGCGCAAGCTGAAAGACGGACAGAACAACTATCTCTGGCAGCCGTCCTATCAGGCAGGCCAACCCGAGACCATTCTCGGAAAGCCCGTGGTCGAAATGGTCGATATGCCCGACATCGGCGACGGCAAATTCCCGATCATCTTCGGCGATTTCTCCGCTTATCGCATCGTTGACCGGCTCGCTCTGTCCATCCTGTCCGACCCCTATACGCAGGCGCGCAAAGGAGTGACCCGCATTCATGCGACCCGCCGCACCGGTGGCCGCGTGTTGCAGGCGGCCCGCTTCCGCAAGCTCAAGACCGCCACGGCTTAGTCCATTCGGTTTGTCGTGATCGGCGGAGGCCCCATCCCCCGCCGATCTTCTGAACCGAACAGAAATCCCGAAAGGAACATCCCATGCGTGACCTCTTTTCCAATATCGGCGCTCGCCTCGCTCTCGCCCCTGCCGTCAAGACTGCCGCAGGCGAAGGCCCGGCAATCGACCTGCTTTCCTTTGGCTCCGTCACCTTCGCAGTGAATACCGGCGCGATTGCTGGTGATGGCGACTTCGGCGTGAAGGTGCAGGAGTCGGACCTTTCCGCTTCCGGCTTCACCGATGCCGACGCTTCCGTGGTCGACACCAACGCCCCGGCAACGCTCACCGCCGATGGCGCATTCAAGCTGGGCTATCGCGGCCACAAGCGGTTTGTCCGCCTGTCTCTCACCAAGGCCGGCGGCACGTCCATCGCGGCCGGTGCCGTGGCCGTGCTGGGCAATCCCGCCGTCGCCCCCGTGGCCTAATCCCGAATAGGGCGGCCCTTTCTTGCGGGCTCCGCAGCCGGCCCAAAAACGGAAAGTCACTCTGCCTGCCGCCCATCCTGCGAAGGCCCCATGGGTTCAAGAGTGACAAGGCTGCCCCCATTCCCTTCCTCGAAAGGAAAAGCAAATGTCTATCGTCACCACTGCAAACTCCAAGGTTTCCATCGGCGGCACGACGCCCCGCGCCGATGCGGCGGAATACGCTTCTGAAACATGGGTCAGCATTGCCAACATCACCGATGTCGGCGAAGCCGGCTCCTCCGCCGAGATCGTCACCGCCAAGCTGATCGATCAGGCGTACGTGAAGAAGGTCAAAGGCAGTCGCGACAATGGCACGATGGAGCTTGTTGTCGCACGCGACAGCGCGGATGCGGGCTATGCGGCCCTCATTGCGGCCGAAGCAACTCCTCACAGCTACAATTTCTGTGTCGAGCTGAACGACAAGCCGGCGACTGGCGCGTCTCCGAAAAACAGCAAGTTCTACTTTAACGCCATCGTCGCATCGAAGCGGAACAGCTTTAGCGATGCCGACAATATCGTGTCGACAACGTTTTCGCTGGCGATCAGCGGTGCGATTATTGAGGTGGGCGCTTCGGCAACCTGATTGATTTCATTGGGTTTTTTCGTGCAACCGGATTCAAAATTCTATGAAACTGGCAAGCGACATTGAAATCGATATGGGCGGGGTGCCCCTCACGCTCCGCCCATCCCTCTGTTGTGCCGTGCGCCTTGAGCGTCGCCCCGGCGGTATTCACCGGCTTTTGCGAGACGTGGCCGACGACTCCTATGGCGCTGCGCTGGAAATCATCCTCCCCCATGTCGTGGACAAGGTGAGTGCCACCCAGATCGCGGCCGCCGATATTCCGGCCCTCCGCCCGCATCTGATGGCCTACCTGATGGCCTGCGCCGGCATCGATCCCGACGATACTCCGGCCGACAAGCCCAAGCGCAAGACCATCACCATCACCGAACAGCTGGCCGACCTCTACAAGATCGGCACTGGCTGGCTGGGCTGGTCTCCGGCCGAGACGATGGACGCAACGCCTGCCGAGATCATGGAAGCCTATTCCGGCCGCCTCGAAATGCTCAAGGCCATCTTCGGCTCCGGCGATGACAAGGCCGTATCAAAGGATAGCCGCACCCTTAATGAGAAGTTCCGTTCGATCTTTGTCGGTTACGGCACTGTGACGGAGGCGTAATCATGCCGCTCCGGCCCCCCTCCATTCGTGCGTGTGGATGCGTCGTGCGCTCCGGCGAACGCTGTCAGCACATGGTCGCCCGTGATGCCGAGCGTAAAGCCCGCTTTGACGCCCAGCGCCCCAGCGCACGGGAACGTGGGTACGATACGAAGTGGCAGAAGGAACGCGCCGCCTATCTCAAGGCGCATCCCCGATGCGTCATGTGCGGCCAGCCCTCCGGCGTGGTCGACCACAAGACCCCGCATCGCGGCGACAAGAAACTCTTCTGGTCTCGCTCCAATTGGCAGCCCCTATGCACGCCCTGTCATTCCAGCCGGAAGCAATCGCAGGAGCGCCGCGCATGACCGGCCAGCCTTTTGTCGCAAGAATGGGCCGACCGCCTCGCCTGTACAGCTACATGGGCGAAGAATTGAGCTTGCCCGAAATCGCAGAGAAAACCGGCTTCTCGCGGACTGGCATGTATTACCGCGCCCAGCAGTACGACCACGACCTTTGCGCCGCCCTCGCCACAGAAAGGCGGCCCAGCAACATCGTCACCCACGATGGCCGCACACAGACCCTCGCCGAATGGTCGCGGGAAACCGGCATCCATCGAACTACCTTGTTCGCGCGTCTCAAGAATGGATGGACCCCAGCCGAGGCCCTTACCGTTCCGCCCGGTTCATCTCGACAGAAGACGGTGCGGCCATGACCCGTATCCGCATCACCTATCAGGGAAAGCATATGAGGGTTGCCGAGCTGGCGAAACTGGCCGGCATCTCGCACCAAGGCATGTCTCATAGGCTGCGCATGTGCGGCATGTCCGGGGAAGCTGCCATGGATCACACACGTTGGCGGCCCGGCCGTCACCAGCGACGATACGAATATCGCGGCCAATCCCTCACAGTCTATGAGCTTGCCGAGCTGGCCGGCATTCCATGGCCTACGATGTACGCCCGCCTTTACCGATACGACATGACCCCAGAGAAGGCCGTGGCCATGGGCTCCACCGTAGCCCAGCGGACGCCCCTCAAGCGTCTGATAAAGGCCCTGCGCAGGCACGTCGCGCCTCGCTTCATGTCCTCCTTGATAGTGTCCTTCGACGGCATCACCCAGTCCATCAGTGAATGGGCGCTCGATTATGGCATCCCGGCCACGCTGATCGTTGAACGGCTTCACCGTGGATGGTCCATCCCCCGTGCTATTACCGAACCGATGCCAGTCAAACCCGGCCAGCGGCCGCGCTCCCCCAGATCAATAGCACGACGTGCCGCTTCGGTGCTCAAATGTGACGCAGTCATCGCCGGACGGCATAGGAGCAACGCTACCCAAAAGCAGGCCGAGCACGGCAACAACAAGACAAATGCCAGTTCCATAAATGAAGTACATCGCCTCTTCGCGGTGAGCCGGCCGCAGCCCATGACGCCACGTCGTACTGATTGCGTGGTAGGCACAGAACACTGTCCCCGCCAATCCACCGAAGAATGCCACGACGGCAACGACCCCACCTATGGGTGTGAAGAACATCAGAAAAGCCACCACGGACAGGGCAGCCATCCAATTGAAGAAGTACTCTTTGAGATGGCGGAGCATCACGTCTTCCCCTGCGACCGGAAAAGTCTAGTCGCACCGGGGGTGGCGAGCAACTTCCACCTTTCCGTAGGGACCGGCGCGGGTTCACACGCGCGCGATTTGCAATCGTCAAACTGATGGATGACGCCAAATGATTACCTCTCTTGATGTTGCAAAGGCCCATCTGAACGTCACCGGCACCGCCGACGATGCGCTGATCACGTCCAAGATCGAGGCGGCCGAAGAGTGGCTGGACCGCTGGTTGCCGGAGGGCGAGAAGCTGGCCGACCGCGACCCGGTGCCGGCCGACCTGAAGCAGGCAGTGCTGATGATCGTCGGGCACTGGTACGAAAACCGGGAAGCCTACCTTGTCGGCATCACCGCCGAAGAGGTGCCGCTTGGCATCTGGTCCATCGTCAATCAACACCGCGCATGGGCATTCTGATATGGCCCGCTCCGCCCAACTCGCCCGGTTGCAAAAGCGTCTGGACGCCATCCCGGCCGCCATCAAGAAGGCCGTGGAACCTGCCCTCCGCCAGTCAGGCGAGGAGCTGGTGGCCAGCATGCGCAATCTTGCCCCGGTGGACACAGGCGACCTGCGCGACAGCATCAAATACACGATGCCGGGAAACAGTACCCCGCCCTATTCGCAGCCGGGCGGCTCGACCGTGGCCGCCGAAAATCAGGTGCTGGTGACGGCCGGAAACACAGATGTCCGCTATCCGCATCTTGTCGAATACGGCACCGCCGACACCAGCGCGCAACCGTTCTTCTGGCCCGCCTTCCGGCTGAAAAGGAAGAAGCTGGCCAACCGGATCAAGCGCCGCATTGGCAAGGTCATCAAGGACGAATGGAGCAAGTGAGATGGAACCGAGCTACGCCCTTGCATTGGCCATTCGCAATCGCCTGATCGCAAGCTCTGCCGTCACCGCCCTTGTACCGGCCGCTTCTATTTCCGACCGCAACGGAGTACCCGCGACTTTCCCATGTGTCATCATCGGCGAAGGCCAGCGCCTCCCCGGCGACATGCTGTCCGGGAGTGACAAGGAGGTATACGCGGACCTTCATATTTGGGTGGCCGAGAATGGTCTTACCGGAAACAAAACCCTCGAATGGGCCATTCACAATGCGCTGGATGACGGCCCGCTGACTGCTACCGGCAAGCATATTTATGGCCTGCAAATCGTATCCACGCGCTTCCTGCGCGACCCGGACGGGCAGCATTCCCATGGCGTCGTTTCCATCCGCGCCCGTGTGATGGAGGTAGCATAATGCGTGCCGGCC